GCACACAAGATAATGAAGATGTACTCATTCAAGCAGTTTTGGATATGGTTAAATCTGAATTAGACCCAGCGAATGCAATCGTTAAGGCTCAACAAGACTTGGTTGTTACTAAAAATAAACAAGATGAGTTGCAGAAGCTTATCACGCAAGTTCGTGAAACTACCACAACTATGAACAAGGCTCTACGTTTACTTGCTCTTAATTCAGCAATGACAAGTATTCCTTCAGCTGAGGTATACAAGGAATTAGTAGCGATGATGCCACCTATGAAAAATGGTGAAACGTACTTTGAGGGTGACTTGTTATTCTTGGAAGACCAATCCTATGTTGAAACTGCTAATGAAGGTAAATTGGTATTCGTACATATCAAACGTGAGTTTGAATACAATGGCGAAACTGTTAAGCAATTGGAAAATAAGGCTAACCAAGAAGGAAACATCGCTGTTTATAAATGGAAAACACCTCAAAGTAACGTAGACCATATCTAAGGAGGTGTTTATGCAAGATTTAGCGTTTCATGAATTATTAGAACACCTCAAAAATCTTTCATACAGCCCTTACATCCACCTCTTTTTTTGGTTGATGATACTGGATATTGTGACGGGATATATCAAGGCATTTAAGACTAAGCGTTTTGATAGCAAAATTGGAACAATGGGATTGATTAGACATTTCATTGTTTTCGTTGTTATCTTGCTTGTGGCCATGTATGCCCGTTCATTGGGGTTTCGTAGCTTCGGGATTGCTTGGACTATGTTTTTCTCATTCAATTATCTGTTTTCGGTAATTGAAAATTGGGAAATGATAGGACTAGCTTTTCCAGAATTTCTAAAACCGTATATCAATCAAATCAAGAAAGACAATGCTCGTAAGATAGGGCAGTTGCTGGTCAATATTGACCAAAAAGATAAAATCGAAGTCGAAGTGAAGGAGAAAGACGATGCAACAAATTAATGAAATTTTACTTAATGGTGCTATCAGCATTCTAGTCATTTTAGTAGGTATCACAGTTAAGGCTGTTAAAGAATACCTAGTTCAAAAAGGTGGAGAAAAGACAATCAAGATTGTTGAAATCTTGGCTAAGAATGCAGTTAATGCAGTTGAGCAGGTATCTTCAGAAACTGGCTACAAGGGTGAGGAGAAGCTAGAGCAAGCACGCACTAAAATCCGTACTGAGCTTAGCAAGTACAACATTCACATGACTGATAGCGACCTAGACACATTCGTTGAGTCAGCAGTTAAGCAGATGAACGATGCTTGGCTGAGCAAATAATAGTTGAGAACCCTTTTGGGTTCTCTTTCTTTATTAAAAGAAAGGGGGTAGAGATTGAAAAAGGTTATTGAAAGAAAACTAACCGTTCTATCTAGTAATCGTGGTATCGAGAAATTGTATAACGAGTTTTACAGCCACGATAAAAACAACGCTGAATTCAAGTTCACGCTTGATGAGTTAACTGCTACTAAGGTTATCTGCTTATTCTATTTCAAAGGAACTAAGCGATATAAAGAAGTTGAAGCAGCAATCGAAGGTAATTCATTTACAGTTCAATTTGATACATCATTGATCACGACAGATGAACCCGTAATTGGTTATATTTACTTCGAGAAAGTAGAGCAGTCAGCAGATGTTTATAGCTTCTTATTCAATGTTCATGTAAGTGAAATTGACAAAGCAGTTAAAACACCACTCATTGAACGTGAAACTGGTCGAGTTGTTAACGTCAAGGATGTTGTGACCAAGCAAGAATTGGACGAACTCTTTGCCAAAATCAAAGAGCAAGGCAAGCTAACTAAGGAGTTAGAAGAAGCAATTCTATCAGCTGAAAAACTCGCAGATGTAGAAGAACTCTATCTTCCCTATAAGGAGAAACGTCGCACCAAGGCAACCATTGCCCGTGAGGCTGGACTTTTTCCACTTGCTCGCTTGATTTTACAAAATGTTTCTGACCTAGAAAAAGAAGCAGAAGCATTTGTCTGTGAAGGTTTCGAGACTCCTCAAGAAGCTTTGGCTGGGGCTGTAGACATCTTGGTTGAAGCACTATCCGAGGATGTTCATTTACGTTCAATGACATATCAAGAGGTACTTAGACGCTCTAAGATTACTTCTCAAGTCAAAGATGAGAGTCTTGATGAAAAACAAGTTTTTCAGATTTATTACGATTTCTCAGAGACAGTTGCAAACATGCAAGGTTACCGTACGCTTGCCCTTAATCGTGGTGAGAAGCTAGGCATTTTGAAAATTAGCTTTGAGCATGCGATTGATCGTATTCTATCTTTCTTTAGTGGTCGTTTTAAAGTTAAGAATGCTTATATTGACGAAGTTATTCAGCAATCTGTTAAGAAAAAAGTATTACCAGCTATTGAGCGTCGTATTCGCACTGAGCTAACAGAAAAGGCAGAAGAAGGAGCTATCCAACTCTTCTCAGAAAACCTTCGAAATCTTCTCCTTGTCGCACCTCTTAAGGGGCGCGTGGTCCTTGGATTTGACCCTGCCTTTCGTACAGGTGCCAAGCTTGCAGTCGTTGATGCGACTGGGAAGATGCTAACAACGCAAGTCATTTATCCAGTCAAACCAGCTTCAGCTCGTCAGATTGAAGAAGCAAAGAGAGATTTGGCAGATTTGATTGGCCAATATGCTGTTGAAATTATTGCTATCGGTAATGGTACTGCTAGTCGTGAGAGTGAAGCCTTTGTGGCTGAAGTACTTAAAGATTTTCCTGAGGTCAGCTATGTCATTGTAAATGAGAGCGGGGCATCTGTCTACTCAGCTAGTGAACTTGCTCGTCAAGAGTTTCCAGAGTTAACTGTTGAAAAACGTTCTGCTATTTCTATTGCTCGTCGCTTGCAAGACCCACTTGCTGAGTTGGTTAAAATTGATCCCAAATCGATTGGTGTCGGTCAATATCAGCACGATGTTAGTCAGAAAAAACTGTCTGAAAGTCTGGACTTTGTTGTTGATACAGTAGTTAACCAAGTCGGTGTCAATGTCAATACAGCTAGTCCAGCCTTACTTTCGCACGTAGCTGGGCTTAACAAAACAATCTCTGAAAATATCGTCAAGTACCGTGAAGAAGAAGGAAAAATCACTTCACGCGCCCAAATCAAGAAAGTTCCTCGTTTAGGTGCTAAAGCGTTTGAACAGGCTGCAGGTTTCCTCCGTATCCCTGAAAGTAGCAATATCCTTGACAATACAGGTGTTCACCCAGAAAACTATGCTGCTGTTAAGGAACTCTTCAAACGTTTGGACATTAAAGAACTAAATGAAGAAGCACAAGCCAAACTCAAATATATTTCAATCAAGGAAATGGCCCAAGAATTAGACCTCGGTCAAGAAACTCTTAAAGATATTATTGCAGATCTTTTAAAACCAGGACGTGATTTCCGTGATTCTTTTGATGCTCCAGTCCTACGTCAGGATGTCTTGGATATCAAAGACTTAAAAGTTGGCCAGAAGCTTGAAGGCGTTGTTCGTAACGTCGTTGACTTCGGTGCCTTTGTTGACATTGGTATTCACGAGGATGGCCTGATTCATATCTCTCACATGAGCAAGAAATTCATCAAACATCCGAGTCAAGTCGTTTCAGTTGGTGATTTGGTAACTGTTTGGGTGAAGAAGATTGATGTCCAACGAGAAAAAGTAAATCTGTCGCTCCTTGCACCAGATGAATCTAACTAATTACGTTCGACAAGTCTCTTTAGAAGACTTTGGAAAACCTTTCAAACACCAAGCTCAATGGAATACTCGCCTACGGTCGACAGGTGGGCGATTCTTTCCAAAGGATGGGCATTTGGATTTTAATCCCAAAGTCTATCAAGAACTAGGTTTAGAGGTTTTTCGGAAAATTGTCCGTCACGAACTCTGTCATTATCATCTATACTATGAGGGCAAAGGGTATAAACATAAAGATGTAGACTTTAAGAATCTGTTAAAAGAAGTAGACGGGCTCCGCTTTGTTCCTCCCTTATCAAGTGTCAGTCAAACACCAGTTCTAGTCTATACTTGTCAGACTTGTTGCCAAACCTATCATCGAAAGCGACGAATTGATACCAAACGTTATCGTTGTGGTCTCTGTCGTGGCAAACTCATTTTGCAAAATCCGCCTAAGGACTGATGCGAGCAGTTTTTATTTCATGTTATACTTATTACAAGAATACCGAAAGAGGTACAAACTATGAATAAAAATTTTTACAAAATGAGACGAAATCGTATGATATCAGGAGTACTTGCTGGACTCTCTGATAAATGGGACCTTGATGTTACTCTTGTGCGCTTCATTTTTGCTATCTTTACAATCGCAAACTTCGGACTTGGAATCATCATCTACATCATCTTAGCCTCTATTTTGCCAACAAAGGAAGATATCGAAGCAGAAATGTACGGAACAGGACCACGTAAGATAAAAGAGGCTGAACCTATCAATGATGACGAAGGTTGGTTTTGCTAACCATATTACCATTCATTTGAAGTATTAAACCCTTGTAGTATCAAGGGTTTTTCTTTTGCTTAAAAATTTGTGGTAAACTAATAGTAGTTCATATCAAAAAAATAATCCAATCTTACAAAAATGTAAGATTACAGACCTCTTTTGTAAGGTTGCGTTATGGAACCAACTCTTTTTTTAGAGTACACTTATATCAGAAAGATAAAGTAGCAATACTATGAAAAATATTTTACAAAAGAAACAAACAAGTAAACCAAGTCCAAAAGAGATCGAGCGAGTTCAGCTCGGTTGCTCTATTATGCAGGCTCAGTTTCAATTAATGGAATATTAAAAAGGAGATTATCATGACATTATTAGATGTAAGACACGTTCAAAAGATTTATAAAACACGTTTCCAAGGCAACCAAGTAGAAGCCCTGAAAGATATTCATTTTACTGTAGAAAAAGGCGACTATGTTGCCATCATGGGTGAGTCTGGTTCTGGGAAATCAACTCTCCTCAATATTCTCGCCATGCTTGACAAACCAACTCGTGGTCAGGTTTTCCTAAACGGAACAGACACAGCTACCATTAAAAATACTGAAGCATCAAGCTTCCGTCGTGAAAAGTTAGGCTTTGTCTTCCAAGACTTCAATTTGTTAGATACGCTTTCTGTTAA